TCTGTTCCACATTTTTTCCACTTTTATGCATGACTGTAACCTTTTCACCAACATCATATGTTTTTTTAGTATCAAACGTAGTTTCAATTATTTCATTTTTATCGTTTCGTAAAACTGTATACACATAACACTCAATTTTTAATTTGTCATAACGAAGAGTGTAAATTTTTATTATACTTTCTTCTAAGTCCCAACCAACACCGTAGTATTTGTAACCAGGTGTACATAGCATATCATTTATACCAATATGTCTCAGCAACCGGGTAACACAACCACCTATGTTTCTTTCAGTAGATCCGAGATTAACTCTCGTTAAATTCGTTTTACCACTTTCCTTATCAATAGACATACTGAAGCTATACGGGGAAATAGTATACGTGTGTCTAAATTCTTTACTATGATCGTAATTTTTTATGATAGAGTTGACGTAACGTCTCTCCTCTCTGGAAATTTTATCATGAAAAGGATACACCTGATAGTTATATAGACTATACGCATCTGATAACCAGTTATCTGTTCTCGTGTACATGAATATACACCCAAGAAGTAATAAAAGTACGAGATACATCTTATGTAATAATTTTATAATTAAAAATGTAAAACTATCACAGGTATGTTGTTTATCTTAATAGTACTATTACTATGTATTTACATACTAATAAATATAGAACACAATAACTCTATCAAAACGTATAACAGAGAGTATTCTAATTTATATGACACCATATGGAATGATGAAGATCGTTATAAAGCGGAAGTTAAATATATATCACTGACTGTAGGTGATAAGAAACTAGACTCCATATTGGATATTGGGTGTGGTACAGGCAATCACATTAAATTTTGGAAGGAAACATGGGCTAGTTCGATCATCACTGGAATGGATATATCTTTTAGCCAACTAGCCAAACTCAGTGAAAAACACCCAGATATAAACACGGTACATGGAAATTTCTTGGATGGACGTACATGGACAAGTAATACATTCGATATGATCGCCTGTATGTATGGAGCGGGGCAGTATACGGGTAAGGTTAAAACACTTCTAAAAAATGTATACAAGTGGCTCAAACCTGGTGGAATTTTCGTATTTCATGGTATAGACACAGATAGGCTATGTGACGGGTGTGATCAAACTGCATCAAACACCTCATTACCTATGAAAGTGGATCGTAAGGGGCATTGCAATGTATTATATCCAAATTTAATATACAGTTCGTGGTGGAATAAAAGTATATTCACAAATTGGGTACGATACAATGAAACTTTTAATACTATTCCTGGCAATGAATGGACTTTAGATTGGGATGTGAGTAATAAAGTTGGTGAAAATGTACCAATAGGTGCAGTTAAAAATGACAATCTAATGACAAATGGTCACAGTTTATATTTATTACCACCTTCGCGAATAATGAAAATTGGAAGAGATGTAGGTTTCGTCAAATCGAGTAAAGATCCCATACTCGGTGTGTCGGGAATATGGGATCAAGGTAGCGAAGAGTATTTCATTTTCTTTCAAAAATAAAGACTTAAAGTTTTACTCGCATGAATTAGTATAAGATGTCCTCTTACAACGTTGAACCCTGTACATTCATCTATCGTGTATCCTCCCTCGCGAAGGTTGTCGACGGTGATACCATTGATGTGAATATTGATCTAGGTTTTGATGTATGCACGAAGCAGCGTGTCCGTCTTCTAGGGATCGATACACCTGAGTCTCGCACTTCGGACAAGGAGGAGAAGGTCTTCGGTCTCCTCTCGAAGAAGAAGCTCAAGGAATGGTGTCTAAAGGCTGTCGCATCTGAGAAGGATGATATCGATATCGAACTCAGATGTCCAGAGGCGGATTCTAGGGGTAAGTTTGGTCGCGTACTCGGAGAGGTTTGGGTTTCAGAGGATGGAGTGTGGACCAATGTCAACAAATGGTTGGTCGATGAGGGGTATGCCGTTCCATACGGAGCTGAGAACAAGTCTTTAGTCGAAGGGCTTCATCTTGAGAATCGTAAGAAACTTATCGAACGTGGTGAGGTTCAGGTGTAAAAAAATATAAGTATATATAAATAATGAAGATTGATTGGAGGTTTGTTTTGGTTTTGGTTGCCGCACTCGTAACCATCATCGCCCTCAAAACCCAGACGGAAAACTTAGATGGTGAGGTCGAGGAGGAGACCGAGAAGGAGACCGAGAAGGAGACCGAGGAGACTGAAGAGGAGACCGAGGAGGAGACCAAGGAACCCGAACCCGCGTATCCGGATGTGTCTGGTTTTGTAGCTGAACTCAATGGCGTTAATGGTAATATAAAGTTCACAGATCTGGCAATGATTGAAAATTTATTGGGTGAGGTAAAGGTAACTAGTGACCCTAAATCGTATGTATATTGTTCTGAAAACTGTGGTCCAGATGTTATGTCTAACCCAGAAATGAAAGACCAGCAGAAAAAATGCAAAGTAGGTTGCGACCAATTCTTGTCGGGTGCATGTAAAGTTGGTTGCGCGCTTAACGCAGATGCACCAGAATGTGAAGGATTCTGTTCGAGTTACTTAGAATAAATACGGGTATTGCCTGACCCATAAATTACAAACCCATTTTTCACCAGACTTTACAGGTAACCCACCATGTAAAGCCTTGGACGTCATACACTCCCATTTATTGAGTGTGTCAAAAAATAAAGCATCCCCAGCACTCAATTTAAACGATTTATTTAGATTGGGAAAATGTGTCTCCCCACCATCATAGTTATCATTAAGAGCTAAAATGAATGTATGTACTCGTCTATTTTTATCACTCATGAAACAATCCTGGTGGTATTTGTAATGACCATCTTTTTCGTATTTGAGAACCTGTAACTTCTCAAAGTTCATCTCGCGTGTATCAGTGTATTTCAGACACCTTTGAATGATACTATTTACTACCGGATCCTTTTTCGAAAGCCATGCTGTTTTACTTTTCCTAATACTCTCATTAACAATTTTACCGGATGTTATCTTAGAATCCTCTAGTTTATCTTCTGCACACGACATTATATAGTGTCGGTCCTTCTCAGAAAGAAACCCTTTTATAACTAGTGGATTTCTATAAAACATCGATTCGTCTCGGTGTAGCTGAATTATACCTAGATCTTATTATTTGAAATATACCATTGGAATACTCCAAAATTAATTCCATATGTTTTAATATTTCATCGTGTTTATTTGGTTCAATAATATATTGCCTGAGAAGATCACCACATGTATGAGAGATGAGTTCAATTGTATGATACACTTCTTTTGATTTATCGAGAAACTTTTCTTGTCGCTGTAGAAATGTTTTGAACTGTTCTTCAGATAAATCATTTAACATATAATAAATTCGCATAGATATGTTATCGATTGGTTCTATATTCAAAAATAAAAGCTCACGCTCTAATTGATTCACTAACATCATATACTGAAGCATTTCATTTGATGCGTTATTTTCCCTCAGTTCTCGAAAGGTTGGTACCCCACCACATGGAATATCACCATGCTCACGGGATGAAATCAACTTCTTTTTGAATTCGATGAAATGTGGGTTATGTACACGACCAGTTTCTATTTCACCAGTTCTCCAGTTAAATGCGGTATGACAGTTTACACACCACATTTGCATACAACCACTACTTTTATGTATAACTGTACCACATTTAGGACACGATTTACTATCCTTGTTCAAAAGTTGCATAGTTTTTACCATTTCTGGATCACATACGTGATCATCACTCACGGGTTCATTACAGTCTTTACAATACTGCGTACTACACAATCCGCAATACCACTCTTCACTTAAAAACCCTTTACATGTCTCAGATGGACATTGGCGTGTAAAATGCCGCGTTTCAAAATCCGAACTCGTAACTTGACTACGTATCTCATTTAAATGGCGATATGTATTTTCCATTTCTCTGTACAATACAAGAACTTCGGGGTGAATGGATAGTGTGTCGTACGTTATGTTGTGTATATGATGTAATTCAATGAGTTTTTGTTTTTGACGG